ACAAATATATACATTATTAACAATATATAACGACTTATCAACAAAAAAAGTTACAATTATTTTTTAGTTGTTTAGAAATCAATAAGTTACAAAAGTGTTGTTTAGAATATTCGGTGTGAATCTATGTATTTAAGTGTTTCGTCTTTGCCGTTTGATCTACTTCTTTCAATTTTGATTGTAAGCATACGACCACCTATCGGCTTAATTGGTGCGCCACGTTCAACGTGCCAACCTTTTGAGCCATCTGCGTATTCTTCTTTGTAGCAACCTGTAATCATTAAGTGAATAGGCTTATGATTTATATAATAGCCTTTGTGTGCGTTATGTTCAACAGTATCTCTAACGTCATTACGTGCTGAATTTTCGTGTATATGTCCCATTGTATAAACATCACAACCCTCATAAATTTCTAAAGCCCTTGTAAGATTTAAAGCACCCTTTGTAACTACTCCACCACCCCCAGAACCGTGAAAATATTTAATTTTTGTTGTAACTACTCTTGTGTAATTTATCATTTTAACAATAACCCAACCACCATATCCACCTGTCTGCACGTTAGAATGGCATTTTAAATTTAATAGATCAACAAATCTTTGTAAGATGTCTGTTTCTTGCCACTTGATTATAGCCGTTTCGTGATTGCCGTAACCTATCACAGTAAGAATATCTGCATAAGGTGTAAACCATTCAACTGCCGTTTCAACTACTGAATCTAAATATCTTGCGTTATTATGTTCTGGCCTTATATCTGATTTGTTACGTCTGTTGTCGCCTCTTCCTTGCATTAAGCAAAACATATCTCCGTTAATTACAACAGGAATGTTTTCTTCTTTGCAATAGTCTAAATGTTTTTTTAATAAGTCTTGGTCGCATTTTGGATTATCCCAGTGTAAGTCGCTTAACATAGCTATTCTCACATCTTCTCCTTTTAGTTGTATTTCGTGTACGTTGCTTCCGTGCCTTATTACTTTCATAAATATTTATTAACTAACTTACTTGCGATAAATACAACACCACCAAACACACAAACAAAGATTAGCATAAGCCAATAGTTAGGCTTCTTGTTTTTCTTGCCATCTGCTTTGGCTTTTTGTACTTCTACTCTTGTAATCATTTTTATAGTGTCGCGTTTTAGCTTGTATTCTATTCGTGTTTCTAATCTTGTTTTAGGTACAATTATATTCTTATACATTATGATTGTATCTTTTTGTGTATAGAAGTGTTCATATACAATAGTATCGTGTTTTATTACTGGAACAGAATCAATAGTGCTTATTCTTATCGTGTCGCTTGTTTTAACGACTTCTAAGCCCTTTTTAAGTGCCTTGTTATAGTGATACTTCGCTGAACAAGAAAAAAGCGTTAGAACGCAAATTAAATAGATTGCTTTCATTTCTCTAATTCTTTAATCATTTCAAAATGAATCTTTGCTATCCTATCTCTACCCTCTTCACTCATCAATAGCCTACATTCAGATTCGTTAGTCATAAAGAAATTTTCACTTAATATCGCACTCATAGCCGTATGTTGAAGAACGTAGAAATTTGCTTCTTTGTCCGAATCTCCATCTCTTGTATCTTTTCGCATTGTGTGAGTAGGAAATTCTGCCTGTGCTTTGTTGAATAATACTTCTGCGATCTCGTCGCTTTTTGTTTCTCCTACACTTGTGTAAACTTCCCATCCGTGAGCTGCCTCATCACTAAAGCCGTTAGCGTGAATAGAAATATAAATACAAGGCTTGTCCGTGTTCCTGTAAATTTCGTTGGCTTGGCTTGTTCTGGTGCTTAAAGGAATATCTACATTTGTATCTACTAAATTAATGCAGTCAATATTTGCAGCTTCGCAAAGCTTCATTAATCTCTTTACAATAGCCCTGTTAAATTCGCCCTCAAATAATTGTGTGCCATCTTCCCAAATAGGACTTCGTTTGCCAGCCGTTTGATATACACCATCTATAATTCCACCGTGTCCGTTATCAAATATGTATAAGTTTTTACTATCCAATTTTATTGGTTGTCTGCAACATTTACAAATCTTCATTTTTTTTGATGTTTTTAAAATCGCTTGTTACTTCCTTTGCTCTTGCAAATAAGTTTTTTAAAGATGCCCACAAATCAATTCCTTTTACGGCTTTATAGTTTTCGTTAATAGAAATAAGTTCGATTGACACAAGAACTAAAGCAAGAACTTTTGTAGTTAGTAATTCAATACTAAAAAACGAAATAACAATATCATTTAATAGAAAATAATCCATAGCATAGAATAGCATAACCGTTGCTTCATAAAGTAATATCTTACTTACAATAGCTGATAATCTTCTGCTTGTTACTTTTGTTTTTGTTTTTCTGGCTTTCCAGATTCCAGTAATTGTGTCCATCAGCACGGCAAAGCCTATCAAGATCAATATACCACAAATCGGCATAAAGAACGCACTCACAATCGCTACAAGTTTCATAGAATAAGTATTTAGTTTGTTTAATAAAAGTATGACTTGTGTTTTCATATTATAGTTGTTCCGATATTAGCCAAATTATTTTTAATAATAGAAATATACCAAAGCTTTGTACGTATAATTCTGTACTCGTAAACATACAAGAAAAGGCACAGAAGCATCCAGCAAGAAAATATAATACTGCAAGTACGTTTTGATGGTTTCTAATATCCATTACTCAACAGGTATTTCTTCACTCCATTCTGGCGTTTGCATAAGTGCCAAAGCCTCTTCGTGTGTTAAAACTTGTAAAGGGACTATTGTTCCATCTTCTATAAATGTTGGTGTGTGATGCCATTTTAAAACAAATTCAGTTAAAGCTAAATTCATTCTAATCGTATCAATACTTGTTTCTCCAACTTGTGAATAGTCTACTGCGTTGGCTGCTTCTATGTCTATTATTGCGTAATGTTCAAATCCGTGCATTTTATTTTATTTTAATTCGTTTTTATGTAGGTACATCAGTACTCCTTACTACCGTGTTATCTAATACTCCATCATTTCCACCTGTTCCACTATCCGTTGCCGTTAATCCTGTGCCTTCAAATCGCCACCAAGATAGTGGACTTAATGAAGAGATATCGTTAGGAACGCCTGTTCCATATATTGCAGTTACATCACTTGCAGAAAGTTGAGAATTAAAATAACTTGCCTCGTCAATGTTGCCATTAAAGAATAACGCTGCACTACCTCTACCACTTATATTGAAATCTGCAGTATTTGAAACAGAAGCTGGTGTATTATTTGCGATAGAGAATATAGTAGTGTCTATCCCGTCATAATATAAATTAAATCCGCTAATATCTTGTGAGCCGTCATAAGTTAAAACAACATTGTGCCAATTACCATCAGTAATTGAACCATTTAGACCTGTTTGTCCTTGTATTGCGGCAGTTGAGGTAGTTGTTCCTAAAGCAAACTTGAAACGATTTGCACTCATATACAAATTATAACCATTATACGGAGAGGCATTTGTTTGTTTGGCTATCATCAATTGAGTTGCAGTACTTGTAGTTTTAAACCAACAAGAAAGAGAATAGGCATCAGTCCCATCATCTGCCATATTTAATACGTTACCCATTGTAACAAAGGCATCCATTCCATCAAGCTCTATACTTTGAGTATTGCTAAAGCTTGGTGTTGCACCTGTTCCTGTTAAGTTGGTTTCTGGACTCCAAGAATCTGCGCATATTTCTCCAAAATCTATTGTATTATTTGTTTCTGATTTTCCGAATCCATTCGTGTTGTTTACTGCTGCCTGTCCCCAATCTATCGTGTTTGCCATTTTTAATATGTTTTATGTAGTACAAAGTTTGCACTATGTATTTCGTCTTGTGTTTTAGCTTGTCCCCATTCTGCCGTAATATCTAAAGTGTTTGCAATAGTTGAATCAAAAGCTTCTACATCTTGAAATACATAGCCCTCTAATCCCCCTGTGTTTCGTGTATATGCAAAATTTCCATTTGTACAAATACTTCCTGTTGCTCCAATAGCTGCTATTGTAAAATCAATTTCACACTCCCACCCTAAACCTGTCGTTGGACTTAAAGAAATAGTGCCTGTTGTTGCTAATACTGTTGCACCACTCTTAATTCTTATTGTGATATCGTCGCCATTTTGTGCTGAAATTTCGCCACCAATTTTTGCGTGGTATGAATCGCCAACAACAAAGTGATTAGCAGGAATTGTTAAGCTTCCTACTCCTGTTCCTACTATACTTGTTTCTGTTGTTGTATTTGTTAGTGTTGCACTAACTACCGTTTGTGCGTATAATCCTGTCGTTGGTTGGTTAAAAGATAAAGTTCCAGCACCATCAGTTTTTAAAACTTGTCCAGCCGTTCCATCTGCCGTAGGAAATGAATAGGCATTATTGAAGCTTATAACATCAGCAGCACTAATTTTAAAGACATCTGCGCCACTATTTTGAAAAGCCAAGTAAACACCGTTTAAATCTATTGTTCTATTGCTTCTAATAGTGCCATCTACAAGATATATATTTTCTCCTGCAATAGCTGCTATTTCTGCGCCTGTGATTTTCTTTGATACATAACCACCTGCGCCATCACTTTCTGCAATAACAAATAAATCGTTATTCGATAAATTAGCACTCTTTGCCGTTAGGTCGCTGATCTTTATTTCTGCCATAATATTTGTTTAAAAACGTCTGTAAACGCTTTACGTTTTTTTCTTTTGGTGTATAGTGTTTCTTCATAGTACCCAACCACTAAAGTTAGTATCTTCGTTTGGACTCATATCACTTCCTGTATTTGTATTAAATTCTGGAAAGTCCGTGTTGTTGTCGCAAATATATGCCACGCATCTTTCTTTGTAGTGCATATATGTTTGACGTTGTTTTTCTACTAAAAAATCTATTTCTTCTTTACTTACTGTTTCTGAATTTTCTGCTCCGTGTTTATATACTCCTTTATTAGCTATTGTAACGGCACTAAAAGGCAAGAATTCTAACATAGCTGCGTGAATCAAACTTGGCTTAATGTAAATTTCTAATAAGTCTTTGTATGGATTCGCTAAAGTTCCTGCAATTATTTCAGCTTGTATCTTTTCAAGTAGTTTAGTTCCTAATAAAGATTGTATATGTATGTCTTGTGCGATCGAAACGTACTGAATAAATTTATCCGTGTCTATGTTTCCGTTCATATTTGTAAAACGAATCGCGTCCTGTCTGCTTATTAATAGTGCTTTTGCCATATCTTTTATTTATTGCTTGGTAAAAAACCTTGATTAGGCATATCAATAGGTCTTTGACTCACTCTTTTGTCATTCCTTATTTTGTAGCCATACTTC